ACCGAAGACCAGGAAGCGCGAGAGGAAGCACAGAGGCTGGCAGGTATCATCAGGTGCTATGAGGTGCATGACCGCATACGGGGCCACCGCAAGTTCTTCGTAAAAGGCATTAAAGACCCCATTGAAAACATCAGCCACCCCTTCCTTCTGCGTGAGGCCGTGCGCCGCACAGACCCCGCAACAGGAGAGGAACTGTCTGTAGACTATACCAGGCCCAGTGATGAAAATGGAGAGATGCCCGAAAAGTTCCTTATCAGAGGGGGCTTCCCCTATTTCACGCAGGCACTGGACCTGGGAGATAACTTCTATGGCAGGGCCATAGCCTCCTATGAAGAGCAGATAGAGTCTATCATCATGGACTCTGTTTCCCACCGTGCCGATAACCTGGCACGGCTAAAGCGCGTCATCATAGGAGATGAGAGGGCCAAGGAGAGAGACAGCAAGCTGCCCACAAGCCTGAAGAATGCCCAGGACAGCAGCATCGTCTGGACACAGCCACCTCCAGGGGGGAGTGTTCGTGATGTCCTCGCCCCCGTAGATTGGGGTGCGCCACAGCCAGACCAGATACAGCTTGAGCGGGATGCGATGTTCTATGAAAGCCAACTCATAGAAGTCGAGGCCAGAGGGGGAAGGACAGCAACGGAGTCAGCGATAAACGCTACGACGGCAGAGCTGAACAGGGAGTGGATGCAGTCGCTGCCCGTAAATACTTATGACTGGATCGTATCCTCGGCCTTTGATGTGATGGCAGACGAGAGATATATCCCCGAAGATTGGTATGTCAGCCAGAGGAAGCGCGGCTCCGTAGATGCCCAGGTAGCGATACAGGCACACTGGTTGCGCGTAAAGCGCCGCGTTACCATAGGCGCACACTCTATGTCTCCATTTGCAGAGCAGATGCAAAGAGATAACGTCATGGCCTTTGTAGACAGGTTTGCCCAAGACCCCTTCTTCGACCCAAAGAAATTGCGAATGACGGCAGCAAAGTCCTTTGGCTTCCCCGACCCTGAAGGACTCTTCAAGAAAGAGCAGAACCTCGATGCCGTCAGGTCAGCACAGTTTGAACTGATATCTCATATCATGATGGGGGCGCAGATAAATCCCATACCAGGCGAAGACCATAATACCCACATGCAGGTCCAGCATCCCCAGGCTGTATCGCAGATGCCGCAGTTCCTGAACCTCCTTCCAGCACAGCAGCAGCAGGTGACACAACTCTGTGAAGAGCATATAAAGATGCACCAGGAGATGATAAGCCAGGAAGCTTCAGGAACAGGAGGACCACGGGCAGTGGGTAAGCCTGACAGTGTAGAAGGTTCAGAGGGAATCATCAGCAAGGTGCGCTCAAATGCCCAGGAGACAGCAAACCTCATCCAGACACAGCAGAAAGACGCGGGAGTGATATAATGCAGAAAGTCAAGAAGGCCAAGAAAGCAGCAGTAGTAGTTGCCAAGACCACGGAAACTTTTGGCGTTTATAATGTCGTTAGAGTACGCACAGAAGGTGGCAGGCATTGGGAAAAGAAGCTTGCCGGAAATATCGAGGTCGATTTATCCGGCCTTGACGAGAAAAACCAGCAGGCAGTAAGGGAAGCTCTTGAGAAGACGCTGGGAGATATATAGTGCCCATACACGACTTCAGGTGTGAGTGTGGGGAAGAAAAGAAAGACCTCTATTTTCCCATGAAGTCTTTACCACGCTACCTGAAATGTGGTTGTGGGAAGAGGATGTATCAGCAGTGGGGCAAGGGATTTAACAAGAAGAGGTCACTGACATCCATACTTGGCAGTAATGCCAAACATCACCCACAGCTAGGGTATGATATCGAGATTGAATCACCGGACCACTACAAGCAACTTCTGAAAGAATATGAGATGGAAGAAGCTGGTGATACGGTAAAAGGGACAAGGGAGTGGCAGAAGGAAGAGTTGAAGAACAAAGAAGAGATGTATAAACATTCAAGACCAGAAGCACAGATAGCAACACAAGAGCAAATCATGGAAGCACAGCGGGCAGGGGACGAAGGACTATTATAGGAGAAAGAACATGGCAGAAGAGATGGACACTGCACAGGTTGACGCAGGGCCAGCACCTGAACCTGACACATTTGGCGACTCTTTTGGCGAGAACCTCGACCAGAATACGTTAGGATCGAACGCAAGCCCTTCCCGTGACCACTCCAGTACCTCCAGCTTTTCGATGGACGGAGTTGACTACCGCAGGCAATCGCTGGATGACATACCGGAAGATGCGACAATATCAGCACGTGACGCATTTTCCCATGCCCAGACAGCAGTAAAGAATGCGGAAGCCAAATCCACGCAGGCGAGTTCCGAATATCGGGAGCTGGCCTCAGAACTCGAAGCGCAAAAGGAACGCTTCGACACATGGGAGAATGGCAACCAACAGGAAGAACCGAATACTCCTACACTTCCCGGTCAGGAACTGGACCAGGTAGCGCAGAATATGGGGTTCAACCTGGCTACAGCCACAGAACAGCAACGCAGCTCATTCGGGGTTGTCAGTCATATGATTGAAAACCATCCGGCAGTTCAGAGACTTGCAGAGATGCAAGACCGCCTGAACAACATAGAGCAAAATGCTGGTATAGCTTCGCAGTATGTCCAGGGGCAACAGGACCAGGCATATGAAGGCGAGTATAATGCGGCTGTAGAAAAGCATGGAGAGCAGGCAGTAAATACGTGGCTTAATACCGCAGCATTGCTGAGAGGACGGCAGTCGCCAGAGGGCGGCACTTTCAGTCTTGGCGATGCCCTGGATCGCGTGATAAGCTCACAGGTGGGACAGGAGTCAGCACAGTTAAACCAGCAGGCGCAAGATGCACGGCGCTCGGCTCGGTCTACAGCTTCTGGCATCCCCACAACTACAGACCTGGGACTCTCTGACAGCGATATCTCCGATGCGGATTATAACGCCTTTTTCAATAAAAACTTTGGGTAGCAAGAAGGTCTAAGGGGATGGGAATTGCTCAATAGACGAGGAGTAATTCCGTGGCAGCAACTTCAACTTCAGAAACATGGGATGCGGCATGGACGCTTACGCTTCGCAAGAATCGCAAGCGCCTGACCGATAACATCTTCGACGAATATCCAGTTCTCGCGGCCTTGCGTAAGAGTGGCAAGGTCGAAATCGAGGACGGCGGTAAGGAATTCCAGGAAGATGTGATGTATGCCAAGAACACTGGCACGTGGTTCAGTGGATATGACACCGTAGGTACCGCCGCAGTTGACGGTATCACGGCAGCATTCTACGTGCCCCGTTATATCAGTGTTCCAGTAACAATTTCTATGACGGAAGAAGTCGAGAGCAACGCCGTTGGCTCCAAGAAGCTTATGGAAGCCAAGCAAGACCAGACGATGCTCACGGCCCGTGATTCCGTTTCTTCCGCAATGTTTGGCGCTACGTCCGGCAAGATTATGCTTGGTCTTCAGGACATCATCGCTGACGCCCCGACTTCAGGGACTGTCGGTGGGATTAACCGCGCTAATGAATCCTGGTGGAGAAATCAGTATTCTGCAACCTCAACGGCTTTCCTTACACAGACGAAGACAAACGTCTTCGACGGGTGGGAAGCCCTGGGCGCAAAATACAACGACTGCTCTTCCGGCAACGATCAGCCAGACCTCATCGTAACAACCCTTGCCATAATGTCGGACGTTGAAGCGTCCCGCGCAGGCCAGGGCTATACGACACTGGTCGATGGCAGTGGCAAAAGCAACCAGCTCGGCGAAACCGGAGACATCAAGTTCAAGAAGGCTATTGTCGTCTCTGACCGCGACTGTGCTGCCAGCCATTTCTACCTCATCAACACGAAATATCTCAAATTGAAGATTATGTCTTCACTGAACTTCGCGAAGACACCCTTCAAGGAGAATACCGATCAGCACGCCAAGGTAGCACACGTGGTATTTGGTGGGCAGCTTACCACCAACAACCCGCGCCGCCTCGGTGTTCTGAGTAATATCTCGTAACCCTTGCTTCCAAGCCAATGGAAGTTCTACCCTGCCCATAGGGGAAAGGAATAGTTAGATGCCTCAATATATTGATGATAAACATACCGTTAATCGTATCGGCGGTGATGCCAACCAGGGGATTTACGAAGAGTCTTCGACGCCAAAGCATTCTATTGGCGAGAAGCTTGAACTCCAGGATGGTCGCTGTTTTCGCTATGTATACACAGCGGCAGCAATCGGAACGGGTCTTCTCGTTGCACAGGATCTCTCGGCAACAGCAATCGTCGAGAGTGACGGCAAGCTGACAGCAGCATCTGCTGGTGCCACAGCCATCACATACACCGATAGCGGTACAGTAGGTTCTGCAACAGCGAACCAGTATCAGGGTGGTTATCTGCATACTACCGACGATGCTGGTGAAGGCTATCAGTACAGAATCAAGAGCAACACGGCGGCAGACTCCAACGCCATTACATTCACGCTTTATGACCCCATCATTGTTGCCGTAACCACAGCAACAGATGTGGCCGTGACGGGTTCGTTATGGTATAACGTCCTCGGCGCTACGTCGGGAACGGATTATGTCATCTCTGGAGTTACGACCATCGGACTATCATCTGGCTACTACGGCTGGGTGCAGACCGCTGGCGTGGCGACGATTCTTGCTGACGGCACGATTGCCATCGGTCAGAACCTGACGCTCAGTGATGGTGTTACTGGTGCTGTTCAGGCCAAAGATGCAGAGACAGAGCCGCTTGTCGGCTTCGCCACTTTTGCCCCAGACAATACGGGGTATTGCGGCGTTGTTATTCAAGGGCTTGTAGCGTAATTATCCCTTACCGCTCCGTGCCAAGGGATTAGTGGGGGTGGGGTACCTTGTCCCTCCCGCCTCACCCCCACTTCAAAAAGGGAGGATGGAGAGGACAATGGACAAAAAGATTAATCAAGACCTTTCACGAAATCCGCTGGATGTTCTTACAGAACGCCTGACTGCTCTTGAGGATGCCAACAAATCCAAGGATGCACAGATAGCCGTTCTGAACCAGCAGGTTACAGAGAGAAGCACACGCATCAAAACGCCGGAGCTTAAGCGTAGCCGTTCCAGGGCAACAAATGAAGAAGTGCGTGGGATAGCCAGAGCAACAGGGGGGGCATCACACGAAGACTTTGAAGATGGGACGCCGTGGACACCTGCACATCCCGATTGGGTACTGGAGTCATATCCTGAAGAAGAGCATGAGGTCGTTCTTACGCTCTACAAGCAGTCATGGCTCGACGGGCATCCAATACAGAACCTGGACCAACTCCAGGAAATTGTATATGCCTTCAGGGAAAACCAGGAAATAAAGTATCCCAAGGATAACTCAGAGGCATATGCCGAAGAGATAGCAGGGGTATAGTGGAAGAGAACATCCATCAAAAGGACTATCTCTATCGAACAAGGGGGGGAGATAAAACCTTTCAAGGCCACGTTGACGCTGTAGGATATAGTGGTGATGGAAGTCTTCTGACTTTTACTGAGATTGCACTGACGGCGCGGTCAGATACCCCTGCTGACCCGCCGACAAATACTACACTTTTCTGGATGGACTCAGCATCTGGAGATGTAAAAGCCAAGATTACCAACTCTAGCGGCTCTACAAAAACCGGTACGATATTGGATTATTCAGAGCTATGACCCTGACAAAAGTTATGCAGCTTGGCCTTGCAAGAGCAGGGCTGAATACTTCGAATAGTATATTTCTGGATCGGGCCAGAGACTATTTCAACGAGGGCACCAAAGACCTGGCGCAGCGCCACGATTGGAGGTGGCTGATAAAGTCATCTACAATAACAACAACGGATGGCACAAAAGCATATTCTCTGGCCGCAGATGTTTTGAAGCCGCTTATGTTTGTGCATACTACCGATGACGTAACGATGTCAATGGTAGACATCCAGGAGATGATACAGGCTGACCCTGACAATGACGAAGAAGGGGCCAGCCGTTTTGTTGTTGTAAATGGTATAAACTCCTCAACAGGATATTGGGAAGTAGACCTTCATCCAATCCCTGACACCAGCAGCGAAACGATTACATATCACTACTTCGCCTTTGTGCCAGATAAAACAAGCAGCAATGACAGCACAGACCTCGCAGCAACGATGCCCCTCTGGTCACAGTGGGCTATGGTTCACTTTATCGCCGCCAGGTATAAGGGCGAAAAGGGCGATGAGGAGGGGGAGACAAACGACTTTAACAGTTACCTCTTTGCTGTAGAGTCTAACATCAAGACGGACGAGTCCCAGGACGGGAACGAGCATTATCGTTTTCCACGGCGCGGAAGCACCTACCCGATGGTTAACTTTGTTGTTCAGACAGGGACGCTTGGGTAATGCCGATTCCTGGGAACCCACATCCTTATGGTCCGTGGTTTGGTGGTATAAACTTCAGCAAGCCTGCCGAAGAGCTGACGCAGAACGAGATTGCCGAAGGTAAAAATGTTCGCATAGGTATTGGCGGCGAGGCGAAGAGTAGAAAAGGGACAACGCCATATAATGGCACGGCAGTGTCAGGGGGACACGCATATACGGCCTGTGGTCAGCACGAATTCAGCGCCACCAGCAGCCGTGAGTTTGCTGTTGTAGGAACGAAGTTTTATGAAGGAGTATCGGGAACGTGGACAGACAGGACGGGAAGCGCGACGATTACCTCTGATGACGATAATACGTGGTCCCTTGCTGATGCTAATGGCACGCTGTTTGGTCATAACGGAGTAAATGGAGATGTCCTTCTAAAGTGGACGGCGGCAGGGGGAAACATAGCCGCGTGGGATGTTGACTCTCGATTTACCTGGGCCAAGTCAGTAGAGTTTTTTGATAACAGGGGGTGGGCAGGGAACCTTTCTTCTGGCACAGATAGAGTCTGGCGTAGTGACGTTTCGGATATTACAACGTGGGATGCTGACGGCTACTATGATTTTGGCTCCGAAATAACAGGGCTGAAGAAGATAGGCACGATGCTGGCCGTTCATACCAAAGACACGATCTTTGGATTATCACCAACGGGAAATGCGTCAAGACCCTTTAGGCGCCAGCCCTTGACAAATGCAGGGACCGTATCCAACAGGTCACTGGTAACGATTCGGGTTCCTGGGAGTGGTGAGCTACAGCTATATATCAGGAAAGACGGTATCTACGCCTTTAATGGCATAGACAGCATAAAGACATCGGGACGCTTGGATGGCGAACGCTACTGGGACAGCATAAACGCCTCGCGTCTACATAAAAGTTTTGCCGTTGTATACGAGCAGAAGAACGAAGTGTGGTTTTATATCCCGTATGGCACTACACAGACAACGATGAATCATATCCTTGTCTATGACTATCTGCGTGGAATCTTCTATCCACCGTGGACGGGTGGCTTAAACAGTTCACTGACTTCTGCTGGCATCGTTGACAACGTGCCCGTATCTGGAGATGAGTCCGATGGATTTCTCTATACGCACGAAGAGGGTCTTAACGATACAGATGGAAGCACCGTAACGGCTATAGATTCCTATTTCAAGACTGCCGCATCTCCAGCTATGGGGCCAGATGTTATGCTGCGGTGGCTTTTTGTAAGAAACAACTTTGATATTCTTGGAAACTACGAGGTGAATATTACCTATTCATCTCCAGGTATTGTAGGTCAGACAACAACATTCAATCAGGGTGGCGGGTTTGATGCTATCGGTGCCTTTGTTATTGGGGAGTCCTCCATAGCTCCTGATGATCTCGTTGCCCTGGAGGATACCGACCTTACAGGATATGACCCTGTTGTGCAGTTGCAATACCAGAACGCAAATACCAGTGAAGAGATGAGCATACGCCGTGCCACAGCTATATTTAAACCTATTGGCAGAATGAGAAAACCGCAGGCTGGAGTTACCTAAAAGGCATATCATGAACGGCGCACCTGACTTTACAAGGTTTGATCCAAATAAAGTAGATCCCTATATCGACCAGGCGGTAATGTTCCACGGGCAAAGGGGAACCTTCCGAAACGTGAACGGTACTCCTACGTGGACGCCTGGATATGGTGCTGATTTTGGCAATGGCATAGAAGATGTAACGTCACTTATAGCGCCGAGCGGTGGTCCAGGTCCGCAAATGCCCCCTGCTGGTGGTAATGGTTTCCCTGCTGCTCCAGGTCCAGGCCCAGGCCAAGGTGGACCTCAGCCTCCTCCTCCAGGTCCAGGCCCAGGCGCATCTCAGCCCTCTCCTAGCGGTGGTACGCCCCAGACTCCTCCTGGTGGCGCACCTATAGTACCTGCGGCTGGTGGACCATCTCAGCCGCCTCCTTTGACTAAAGTTGCCCCAGGAGTTGAGGCACCTGCTGTCCCTGAGATAGACCCAGCCTTTACTGCGGCTATGGATTCAGCCTTTGGTGAAGAAAACTATAATCCTCGATTCGATTTTAATAGAGATAACAAAATTGACTTCCAGGATTTTACTGGAACTTTTGAAGGTGATTTTAGTAGTTATGCAAGCAGGCATGGTCAAGGTGAACCCCTAGAGATAGACCCAAGTCTTTATGGGTATGATGAAACTAGGGGATATGTTACCACGCCTGAAGTAACGACAGGTGCAGGTCCAGGTGCAGGGCCAGGTGGAGGTATACCACCTAAACAGGGGCCAGGTGGAGGGT